AAAGGTGCAACGTCTGTCCATAGCTCCTTAGTGACCTGCGGATCTACGTAAAAATTCCGTCTATCCGTATAAAGTACACCAGAAGCTTTTAGTAGCTTTTCTGTACTGCCATTTTAACTCCTATTTGTTTTTAGTTTACTTTATAACAATTACTTACCAAAGAATGCATCATTAAACAACTGCTCATCAGATCTAGGTTGTTCAGCTTTTCCTGTCTGCACTGCTGCAGTTCTAGGAACAGCTAAACGCTGTGATTGATTTTGCATCTCTTGTGTTTTCTGTTGCACTACTGGGTTAGTATTTGTTCTCAATTCAAACAACTTTGCTAAATTGTCAAGAGTTAAGTTTTCAGGATTCTGCGACCACTCTACAAACTGTGCAGCTTTTTGACCTTCCCAGCCAAAATTGTTCACAGCATGACTATGTGCTTGTTGCTGTACCATATGCAGCTGTTGCTTTTGCATTTGCTGTTGATAGGCTTGTTGCATTTCCTGATCACGTATCTGGTCTTTCTTTGTGAGAAAGCTTAGATAATCATCTCTATAAGACTCTTTAGCCATTCGATACTTAAATGAATCAGATTCTGGGTCATTATAAGCATCGACCTCATTGTATGAATGTGGTCTTTCTGGGGCTGATGGCTCCTTCAACGAAGGCTCTTGGAGTCCCTGAGGATGTCCTTGAGCTTGTCCATTGGAGGGTGAGTTTTGTTGCCCAGCGTCTTGAGGTACTGTATTGTGTTTATAGTACTCCAATTCGCTTCGTAAAGCAGTTAGCTCTCCCTTGGCTTTGTCAGCTTGTGATTGCCAATATTCAAAACGAGTTGAGTCGTCTCTGGGGGAAGTTTGTTGTGTTTGTTCTTCCGTAATTGAACCAGCCACTCCTGTAGCATTTTCTACAGGCACTTCCTCCATAGGTATATTAGGTTGCTCTGTTGACAGAGCAGCATTTTCTACCTGTGGCTGATCAGCATTACTTACTTCTAAGATATTCTCCATTACTTTTCCTTTGCGATTTGGTTACTTCCAGCAACCGCTTTCTTCAATTCTTTCATTATCTAAAATCCTCTGGCATCATTGTATTGCCTTGAGGTAAATCTTCTGTGAAGGGGTTAAATGCTTCTTGAAGTATACCGCTATTTACTTTAAAACCGTATGGGGTCATTCCTTCTCTATGTAAAATAGATTCTACTTCTTCTGGCGACATATCTGGTTTAATAAGACCTTTATTTTTTCCATCATATATAGCTTTTATAGAAAAGCCAATATCTGTTTCATTCATTGGAGGCATATTTGCATAATATTGCTTTCTTCCTGCCTTTGACATACCTTGAATTAATTTAAACTTAGCTTCTTCTTCATTTGCATTTAGAGCTGCTCTTTGTAATAAATCATCTCTTGTAAAGGCTCTACCTTCTGGACTCATAGAATCATACATTTCAGGAGTAGATCTACCTAGTGTATTCATTGCGTCATGCCTATAAAGATCTTGAGCACCCACACCCGGATTGCCTTGTTCAGCTCTAAACCTATTCCATAAACCAGCGTTTTGTTTTTGATTGTTTGCCATTTGTTTCTACTCCTCTATGCTTAAGATTTCTTCATTCAAACGTCTTTGAGTATTTCTGCTTTCATCAAACTCTTCTATGTCTTCTTTAGCACTCTTAAGCTCATCTTGCAATCTTGTCTGGTAAAGCTTTGCAGCCATTTCTACTTTAGCTTCAGCTTTTGCCAATTTCTTTTCAAATTCTTTTACCTCTACTCGCTTACGATCATGCAAGGACTCCCTTTGTGCTGTCTGTAGATCACCTTTAAGTTTTTTAATCTCTTGAGCTTGAGCCTGCATTTGCTGTTGCATCTTCTGCGTCTGCCCTGCCCTTTCTAATACACCTTCCATATCTGCAACATCAGTCTGCTTAAGAACTTCAATCTGATCAATAAGACCACTTTGATATAACTGCATATAGTACTCAAATCTCGCCCAGCGATTAGACGGGAGAGTTGAACCTGATAAAACAATAACATCGTATTTTCCAACAGTAATATCATTAATCTTGCCTATTAAATTACCTATATCATCATACAGAGGACTATTAACTTCCATTTCTAAGGGTCTATTGTTTGGCTGCATTAGCCTTAAAACCTTTTGATCTGTATAAACATACTGAATCATACCAACTACAACTTTAGCTAATTGATTAATACACTCTTCAATATCATCCCTTTTTGATTTAATTCTTCTTTGCCCATATTCATCCAAAGCAACCGTACCTTTAAATGTCTGAGGTGCACTACCTACATCCCCTTGCATCATAGCATATATACCCAATATTCTTTCTATGTCCGCTTTTGCATCTGCTTCATTCTTATATAGCTCATTAGGCAATGGGACAGGACCAGCTACAATTGGTTGTCCTAATTCTGGGTCAAACTCTATAACAGCCGTACCTGCTTTACCCCATTCTTCTTCTAAATGTTTCTTATCCATACTTCCCCTTGGAATAAGAAGCTTTACATTGGTAGAGCTCGATGCGTGAGCTACTATTAATGATCTAATCTTATTAATGTACTCTTGTAGCCCTTTCACAAGTCTTACGTCACTCATAGGATAAGGGTTCCTATTGAATCCGTTCATAAAAGGAACGATAGGATAATCCTCGATTGGCAGGTCAACCATAAACAACTGGACATCACCCACACTAACACATTGTTGTATTTGAGTGATTTCTATCTCATTTACCATAATGCCACCATCTTCTATAAGATCAGCCTTGGTTAAGACATCAATAGTAGTAGTGCTTCCGGGAATAGAGCCTGAATGCTCTTCACCTGCCATAGGGGTAGGCTGACCAGACATTTGATCTAACATTAAATGATAAGTGCCGCCTATGTTTTCTTTAATATCCATATACATATTAACATTTTTCTTATCAGTAAATATTTGCTGACCCTCTGCATTCGTTACAATTACGATAGGTTCTTTCTTATACTCTTCAAACCTTTCGTGATTTAAAACCTTCTGTTCTTCACTTAACGGATCGTATATTTTATAATATGGAAGTTTTATTTTAGTATAACGCTCAAATAACTCTAATTCTCTTTCGTCTGTAATGGTAGTACCAGACATACGTCTTTTAAGGGTAACATCTTCACTTGACAATCCATAACGTGATTCAGATGTTGTATTTATATAACTGGTTTCTGCGGCTTCCCTAATTAGATCTTCAAATTCAGGATATGTATCTATCAACTGAGTTTGAGTTATTATTTTTCCTACTATTATATGAGCTGCATCTCTGCAGAAAGGGTCTTTGGAGCTGGGGTCTATATACAATTCGAGAGGATCTATGGAACGAAGCCGTACTTCCCCAGCCCCAAAATCTGCATTAGGATCAATATATGACATCATTACGCCCATGCCTTTTACATAGTAATCGTCAATTGCTTGCTTTAATTCTACGTTTCCACTTGAATGATCCCATATATAAGCCATTAAATCAGAAAACATCCTGCCTACTCTAGCATCGCTGTTTTCTCTGGCTGTTGATTGAAATTTTGGATTATTCGCTGTAAGCATAGCCTTTGCTTGCTCAACAGCACTATATACTATATTAACAACTAATGGTTCCTGTGCACGACTTCTTAAAGCTGTTACTTGATCATCAGACCATTGCTTTCCATTACGGAACTCATTGTCCTCAACTGCTTGTTTTACCCAATTCTGTCTAGCAGATGAATAGTCTGCAAGTAAGTCTTGTGTTAGTTGTACTGCTTCGTTTTTAGCCTGATTACCGTGCAAAGTATGTGAAAAATGTTAGTTGTCTAATTAAATCAACACTAAGCTATTTTCCAGCTTATGTCTTGATCTTTGGTAGAATTATACTGAATCTTTTTTTCTTTTACAACACTTTTATGATTTGGAGTATAACATTTCTTCATAGCATAGAATAATCCATCTAATAAATCATCGTGTTTGCCTCTAGGGTACAATAAAAGCTCATCTAGTATCTCAGGCATTTCTTTTTTAATATATACTTTCTTTTGAGCAAAGTAAGGTTGCATAGTTTCTAGTCTAGAAGATTTACTGGTTCTAGGACTTTCTTTTATTTCTAAGCCAGATATAAATATTTTTTCTTCATCACAACGCTGCCTTAGGTATTCTCTTAGCATTTCCTGATAGCCCACGCTTTCTACTCTAACCTTAACAGGTTTAAATAGTTTAAAATACTCTATTATGCTTTCAGCTAATTGCATGGGAGTTGCCCTTTGGCGGTAATACTGGAGAATATACCTGTTGTTGTTTTCATCTACCGCAACTGGCATGATTACGGAGTAGTCTGCCGTCTTGCGTACTGAAGAAGCAGGATCAACCCCCATGAATACATTTACTGGAAATTCCTTATTTCCATCAGTTAAATAATGCCTATTACTGCTATCTATCTTTAATTCATAATTATGATATTGAATATAAGCTTGTCTGAATAGCTGATCTTCATCTCCAACTATTTGACACATATATTCTCTGTAGAATACTGAAGCTCTGCCTATGGAATCTAATTCTTCTTTTTTTTGTACTAATTTTTTTATTGGCTGCCATTCTTCCCATAAAGCAATGTTATTATCTAGATCTGGACTGAAATGCATATTCTTCCAACCCTTCATTTCTTTTAAAACCTCAACTAAACATCTTTGGTGTTGAGGAGTTCCAATAACACATATCTTTCCTTTTTGCGGATCTAATGAAGGAACNGCACTCTGAAGCAACCATCTAAGGTTAGCTTCCATAGCTTCTGCTGTTTTAGTATTATTNTCATCTTCAGGGTCATCTACTATAATTAATGTAGGTCTTTGGCTGCCAACTTTAATACCACGTAGCTGTTGCCCTGTTCCTTTGCATATTATCATAGAGCCGTCTTTAAGCTCTATTTCACTTTTAGCCCATTGCCTAGCACTATGCTGTCCCCAGTACCCGTAGATTTGCCTGAAGGATTCGCTGTACTCTATAGTGTCCTTGATAGTTCCAAGGAGCTTTATGGCGTGATCTTGAGTACGGGAGACTAGCACAATTAATTTTGCCCCATCGTGGTTCATGATGTGGTAAAGGGGATACACACCTCCGACAATAGAGGATTTAGCGTGACCACGTGGGGCGATAATATTAGCTTGTTTTATATCATCGTTAATTAAAACATCAGCTATTTTATAATGAAACTCTGGAGAAGACGCAGAAAACATACTTGGCATTATAATTTTACCAAACATAATCATATTATTTTTAAGTTTTCTTTTTATATAATTTTTATCTTCTTGCATTTTTCTTTGGTTTCTTTGGACATTTAGTCATATTAGAAATGTTTGTTTCAAATAAAGAACCTGTCTTTATACCACAATGAGTATCATTATAAGTTTTACCTGCAAATCCACAGGATCTTTCAATTATACTGCAGTAATCAAACAATTAATTAGACTCAGAAGTATATTGATCGTACATAAAGCCTAATGTCTCTATTTCACGCAAGGCTTCTAAGGCATAATTAGCCATAAAAGCTGGATTGCCGTTATGAAGAATAGCTATTACATGAAATGCTTTAACAGCTATTTCTAATTGCTGATTCATACGATTCTTTTCCGATATACCGTTATTCTGAAGCTCAATGTCATTTTGGTACTTCATTCTCTTCGCTTTTCCTTTGTAATGTAAGGCGTTTATCTTCCCGTGCAATAGTATCTGCTATCTGCTTGGTCATATCAACCTGTATTGTGTCCGTTATCATTTTTTTATTTGGTTTCATTTCCAATAAATCCATTAATGTGTCATTTGCCTTTAAAAAATTATTTACATCCCCTTTACTTTCAGCCATTCTTAAAGCTATTAAAACATTATCTAAAGCTAATTCTTTACTTATGCCTTTTTCGCTTAATAGTTCTTTTAATTTCTTTTCTACCATACGCTTTGTTACCTCTTGTTTTAAAAATCTCCTAACAGTAGCTACTGGTTTTTCTTGATCAGGTCTATATACATTACCAAGAGTTTCATAGTCAACTTTTCCAGTATTAAGCAGCATCTGTGCATAAGTACTAACAGTATTTTTAGCCCGTGTTGTTTTAGATTCTTGATCATCCCATTTCCTCTTTGGATTAGTTTTGCTATATACTCCATATGTTTGGTTTTTTTCAAATAATATTTTAGAAAACCTACTTACCCAACCGACTCCGCAGGTAAGTTTAACAAATGTTTTTGTATTCCCATGCTTATCTGTATAATCTTTACGAGCATAGCATTTAGCTATATAATCATCATCTGTATATGCCCAATCTCCTACGGATGCTTCTTTCCAGTAAATAATTACGAGCTTTTTCTTAGCTGCTTCTTCCTTTGTATAAACAGGATGAAGGCTTGATTTACCATTTATTCTACGTTTTATTTTCATAAATTTCTCTAGTATAGCTACTCTATAGTAGTGGCTCTACTTATAGTATAGCTACACTACTATTATATAATATACTACTTTAATCCATACTCTTTTTACTTTTTGATGTTATTCCTAATTGTTGCTCTACTATACGATTAACTATTTGATACTCAGCCTCTAGTTCATCAACACTAGAGTTCATTTTAGATGAAAAATCATCAAATTGTTCTTTAGTCATAACCTTTCTTTCCCACTTGCCGGTTTTGACATTAAACACTTCATATTGTCTTTGGAGTTTTCTTTTCATTACGCACTTTAAGTTAATCACTTAATAGCAAGCACTACAAGTAGGAAGTACTCTAATCAAAAATTGTAACAAGAATGTGAGTGAGGGAAGAGTGGGTTAGGGTACCCCCGTTAATTAGGGATGGGTTGCCTAATCCACGTTGAGTTCAGTTAATCGAGTTCAGTTCCCAATGAGTTCGTTCGCACGCTCACTCACCCAGAGGACATCTACATATACACGCACACGGATCATTATATAATCCATACTCTACAAAGGAGTATACATATGACAGCCGTGCTATATCTATAGCATATAACCATAAACCTAGGAGGTACATAACTATGCAACACGAACTATCAAAAGATACACTTAATAGTATTTACAAAGCTGTAAAATTCGGAGTCAGAGACGGTGCTTTGGAGTTTCAACAGAAATCAATTGAAAACATTCCAGATAACTTAGGACTCATATTAAAACAGACATTCGATACAGTTGAAGAAATCTTACCTGATATGATTAAATCATTTGAGAAAATGGATAAAGCAATCAATAAATCATAAAAAAAAGAAGAGGGGGGACTATTCCCCCCTTTCTCTTCTATATTTATAGTTAAATAAAAAGGAACATCATATCATGTTTAAAAATACAATACTATATGGACTTGGTGCCATAATCGTAGGATCTGAGAAAGTAGTAAACACAGTTAAAAAAGTTAAGAAACTTCCTAACATAAAGAATGAAGCTAAATCATTCTATCATAATCTTAACAATAAAGCTGTTGACCAATATAATCTTAAAGATACAGTTAAAAAACAGAGGGAGGAATTAAAAGACCTAAAGCGTAAATATACAGATATGTTAACACATAATGAAGTTATTGATGCAGAGGTTGAATAAATAAAAAAAAAGAGGGGGATTGTAAAGTCTCCCTCTTTTAGTTAAAAAATGAAAATGGTATTAATAAACAAACAATAACAAGTTAAAAACTAAAACATTATTTGATATAAACAATAATTAAGTTAAAAAATGGTTTCTCATTTTGTTAAATATTAAGTTGAAAAATGGAATTGCATTTCTTCATACATTTAGTTGAAAAATGGAATTGTATTTTATCAAATATTTAGTTGAAAACTAAAAGGAGCTAAAGCGTTAGCGTTGCTAACACTATTAGCACAGTTATATTTTACATTACATTAACTAATCTTGGTTCTAAAAATGCTTTACATTTAGTTGAAAACTAGATTAGCTTTTCTATATTTGCGATATTTTAATTAAAAACTAATGAGGTTAAATAATGAAACAACAATTATTAAAAACATTGAAAGATCTATCAAATCAAACTGATAAAGATTATGATGATTTTATGAAATCTAATCCTGACCGATATGATTCAGATGATAGAGTGCATTATGAATCACTTTATGAAAGAAGCAGTACTATTAATGAAATCATTAATATAGTGGAAGAAATTTGTCCATATGATGAACCACTTCATAATCATCACGATGGATGCCCTTCGTGTACAAATGTGTAAACTTTAACATCAATAAGATAAGGCTCTGTCCATCGGAGCCTTGTCTTTTCAAAGCTTTTCTCTTGTGCTCAACAAGAAATCGCTTTTTCTATATTTTTGGAACATTTATATGTACCTTAATAGTGCCTTTAGTAATGAAATGCTATCCACCAAAGTTACACTCTACTAAAATTGGGATTCTATTTTCATTACTATTGGTACTAAAATTAACAGGTGTCTTCTCTATGTCGCCTCGTCTAGTGGGTTCAGCGAGCCTGTATAAAAAATAAAGATAGCGACGGCTATTTCAATTGAACCCAAACTATTCAATATAAAATTTTATAAAGTAAGAGAGAAAAGAACTAAGACAGATCATCTAAGTTATTTTCTCGTACTACATCTTTAGAGTATTTATTTACTTGGCAAAGATGATAATTCTAAAGACAATGAATTAGTACTTCAAGTACTAAACAATCAACGACTACTGTTGAGATTGTGTCGAAAGACTAAATTGTACGCTGGACAAAATAACAAAGTTTAGTCTTTGTTGCTTGGTAATCTAAGAGTTGGTTCGTAGTAATCCAACTGAATCTAAACATCTGAATAATTCATATGCTTTTGACACTCGTAAGAGTATAAAAGCTACAGAGAAGAGGGCAAGTGCTATACTTCAGGAATTATGTGTTGTGAAACAAACAGATGTGATTATCGTGATCCTAAAGGACAAAAAGAAAACTATAAGCAAACCAGTTGTAGGTAAAGACTCAAATTTATTTGAGTAAAGACTGAATCCTACGTAGTCTTATTTTATATAAACTCCATAACCCTAGCTTTGCTATATTTATAGTAAAGCTAATGGGGGGGAAGACCGGGCAATAAACAAGCACGAACTAAAAAAAAAAGGAGTGCAACACTATGTTGCACACGTTATTAATTACCCTCACTAAGCATCTCTAAAAATGCTTTACTACTAGCTAAACATAAGAACAGCTTTCTATATGTCTGGCAATTAAGCCACTTAACTAAAAAAGGAGGCATTATGCCTAAAAATAATAAACTTCAGGAACTGATTAAGAAGTCTCAGAAATTAGCAGAGGAAACGATGCAAAGTTCAGCAGTATGGATTAGCAGAAGCAAAGAGATTGAAGACGGTGATTGGATTAATAAACGCTCTAGCGTTTCAGAACTTAAAGCAGATGATAGTGATTCTTGGACATACAATGTATTTCACGAACTCACTAAAGACGGTGTTGAAGAGTTCAAGGACTTCATAGAAGAACACGAACTTACATTACTACCTGATACAGGCATTCAAACTGATAAAGGTAATCATATGAGATATATGATTGCTACCAGATCATAGTTAACGGAAATAAAAGAGCTACACATATGTGTGGCTCTTTTATTAAAAAAAGGTGTTTCGCTTCACGA